GCAATTGCGACAGAAATAATTGTAATAATTTTCTTCATAATGTACTCCTTCATAAAATAATAATTTTATATATATAATTATTATATTTGATTGAAAATATAAAGAAAAGAGTAATTTTGTCCACAACGCCAGCGACGTTAAACCTACGGCAGATTATAATGAGGTTAATTATGAAAAAACTAATAGCTGTAGTATTCAGTGCACTATTAATGGGTTTAGGACTGATAACTACTAGTAGCACTACAATTAATGCCACATCAGCTACAACCAGTGCTGCATCAAAAATGGACTTTAAGCAAATTAAAAAAGGAAACTACACTAGCTTATTGGGTAAATGGAAGCAAGTTGCAGGAATGCACAATGATTACCATAAAGGCATCACTTGGTATAAGTTAGATCCTAAGAAACTATCTACTTTAAAGGTACACAAACATAAAATAACTGCATACAACGGATACATTACTTTTCAAGGTAAATATATGACTGATAACAACAAGAAAAAGAGAAAGCTCGCATTTTCAATGTATAAGAAATCGCTAAGATCTGTTAGTGATGATGCAATCTTGTGGGAAATAGACTATTACCCTAAAAATGTTCCAATCTACGATGACAAATATCATAGAAAACAACCTAAGGAGATAGATAATAAAAAAGATAGAATTGTAATTTTTTGTAACAATATGGGATCAACAGCCGTTTTTCAACGGAATTAGCCGATTATGAATAAAACAAAAAAGCCCTTAAGAACTCGTCTGGAAAACTATTCTTAAAGGCTTCACATGCAGGCAATTAGCCAAAGCTTTTTGTCTACCCTATTTTAGCAAATTAATAAGGAAAAATAAATATGGCACATTTAGAAAAACGCGGCGACAAATGGCGTGCGCAGGTATCGTGGTATGATAATCTGGGCAAGCGAAAATTTAAAGTAAAAAGCGGCTTTGCTACTAAAATGCAAGCTCGTAAATGGGCCAATGAAATCGAAGTAGCCAAGGATCAGAACCTAATTTCGAATCAGGACCCTATCTTTGCCGACTATTTTAAAGATTGGTACCTAAGATATAAGGCACCAGGCAAAACTCATGGCACCGTTAGTCGGTACGCTCATATTCACGATATTATCAAAGAGAATTTTGGCAATATTAAATTATCCAAAATGACTAGAGCTAAATATCAAGATTTTCTCAATGTCTATGGTAAAACCCACGCTAAGGATACTGTTCAAAAGACTAATGGTAGTATCCGTAGCTGTATCAAAGATGCTATGAGTGAGGGCTTGTTAAGAACAAATTTTACCGAGCGAATAAATTTAACCTGGAATGATGATAAAACACGTAAGATTGAATATCTTAACTTTAAGCAGGTTCAGCAATTGAAAGAATTACTGCTTATTGACATTAAACCTACATACGTTAGTAGATATATGCTGTTAACAATAATATACACTGGTATGCGGCCTGGTGAAATTAGAGTGCTAACTTGGCATGATATTGATTTTAAAAATCAAGAAATACATATTACGAAATCCTGGGACTACGATAGCAAAAAAGTTGTTGACTACGATTCAGATGAAATCAACAAGGAAACTAAAAATAAGTCATCGACACGTGTGATTAAAGTCGACCAAAAGCTACTAGATATTTTAAGTCAATTAAAAGTCAATAATTATGAAAGATTATTCATCGACAAATTTGGTACAATTCCAACATCTAACGCAGTCAATAAAACATTGAGAAAGCAATTAGATAAACTGGGCATAAAGAATAAAAGTTTCCACTTCCACAGCTTGCGGCACACTCACGTGGCTTTGCTACTATTTAAAGGAGTTGACCTCTACTCTATTTCAAAGCGTCTAGGGCACTCAAATATGAGTATCACAGCCAACACTTACGCTTACATGTTAGATGAATTGAAGCAAAAGTCAGACAAGCAGATTGTCAGTATTCTTGATGAAATTTAATACTTTGGATACCTTTTGGATACCTTAAGTAAGCAAAAAGCCTATAGTATCAGTAACTATAGGCTTTTATAAAAGGAGAGTACAGGTATTATTATTTGGGTTCATAGTGGTTCATAACGTTACACTTTACTTGATGTAACAGCATTATTGGCTATAGTGGGCTATACTTTCCCACTTTTTTGCCGTGCGTTTGCCGTGCGAAAAAAATATTTAAATTGTCAAAATTGCATACCAATTTGAAACATGCTAAAATACTGTTGTAAACAAAAAAGAGCCCTACTACTGGTAATAGTAAGACTTTTCAATGGTAGAATCGCCTTCAAAGTACGTGGTTACCATACAATATTTTTGCTTAAAATACGCCCGTTTCCAAGTTTTTAGTCAGGGCGTTTTTTTATTTTTGATTATATCCTTAATTAAAAAAGCAACTAAACCTATTAGGTCTAGCCACTTTGCTAAATGTCTAATCCGTGGTATCATATCCATGAGATATGAAATGATAGTGGAACGGAGCTATGAGATTAAACTTTTAGGCACTGCGTTCCGAGGTACATGGGCGTGTACCTCATAGCCAGTGCCGTTAACCAAAAGGATTGTCAAATAGAAAACTCCTTTTCGAATACTACGAGGTACATGATAAATCATGTACCATTTTTTATTATATCAAAAATGGTCGGCATCTGCATTTTAGTTAATTTTATACACAAAAAGCCACCCAGAAATTAATCTGAGTGGCTTTATTTCTATTCATCTTGTCGTTTTTCATTAAAACTTTTAAACTGCTCAACAAAATTTAATGACGGTAAAACTGTAGTTAACGGATTGTCCATAGACACTACCATTGATACGGTTGACCTTAAATAAGGATAAATCATCGCTGCTCCATTTATCATCAAAAATTTTTTCTTGTCCTCATTATTTTTAATATCTTCTCGATATTTAAAAAGACCATTCACAGTTATATTTATCATTTTTTTCTGCTCTTCTAATAATAGATTCGCAGTCATTTCAATTATACCAGTATCATCAGTCTTGCTAATGCTATACTTCATTTTTAAGCCATTTTTTTCTTCTTCAGTTTTATTATTTTTTAAAGCATCTATTTCTGTTTTTGTATCATATTGGTGATAATTAATATCGGTTATTCTATATGCTTTAATTTGAATAACTGGATTAGTTGTATCATTCATTTTAAATCCTTATGCTGCTAAAACAAAATCTTTTTCTGTTGAAAAATCATCAGTACTAGTCAAATAGCTAAAGCTTCTGCTATTATTATCATTTACTGCATTATTTTGAATGAAATTTGCTAGAGAAGTTTGTTCATAGTTAATGTAACCTGCATACATTAACTTTTCTGTAGCTCTTAGGAAATCTTCTGGAGTCCAAATTTCCCTCATTTTTTTAACCATTGTATCAAAGTCATAATTATACTTAGCCATGAGTCTTTTCCTCCAATTTGTATTCTTTGAAAGTCCCATCAACAATAACCTCAGGGTCTTTTATAAGAACTTCAATCCCGTTCATTATACCAGAAACTTTCATACCATCAATAGAAGTATGCGTCGGTGCTTTTACAACTTCTATTTTTGTTCCCCATACTTCTGCTAATAAAGAACAATACAATTCTATTAAAATGCCATCTAAACTATTTTGCTTGCCGGTATTATTGATTTTTTGTTTTTCTTTATAAAATTTAATACTTTTTTGTATTTCAGGAAGAGCTAACCATTTTCGAAATTGCTTAGAATCGTAATTTTCACCATCAAGAACAAGTAAATTATCCTCTGAAACTTCAACATCTAATTCAAACACTACTACTCGATCATGAGCTTCATGTATAAACTTTTTTTCAAAGTCGTATGCTAATTTATAATCGTCTAAAAAAGTATAAAATCCGTACCCTAAACTTCCAATATGATTATCAATATTCCCATCTAATATTTGTTTTCTTGTGTATTTAATAGGCTTTTTGATGGCTTTCTTTCCGTTTAATTTTAAATTCTTTGAAATCGTAAACAATGAGCCATGGTGCAAATGTAATTTTTTTATCATTTCACATACTTTGAATAACTTAAACTATATCCTGACCACTTAAATTATACGCTAACTCCATCTAAGATTCTATTTTTTATTATGAATAATTCTTATATTTTCCAAAATCAATTCTTTTTTATCAATTTACTTTGTGTTAGTGTCAAATTATATTCATAAATGTTGTTTTATCATGTTTTTTAAAAAAATTGATAAAACTAAAAAAAGCCACCCCAGACATGAGTCCAGAGTGACTTATTTTATCTAGTCAATGCAATATTTGCCCCGCTAAAACCTTTAGTTAAGTCTTTAGCAAACTTGGCCTTTGATACACCAATTTTAGGCAGGTATTGCCATGGGTCAACGTGGTCGGTATTACTGTAGCCGTGCTGTACAAGCCATGAGTGAGTTTTTATTCCACGATTTTTACTATCATCTAAAGTTAGTGGTATACCGTACTTTTTAGCTGACCATCTTAACCAATTTACATAATGTTTGTAGGCTTTAATAGCACGCTTGTGGTCAGTAAATTCACACAACTCGATCTGTACAGGACTCAGGCTATTAGCAGGACTACCTGCTCCCCATGCTACATAGCCTAGTTCTCCCACTTGATAGATATTTTTATCATCAATAACTAAATGTACATAAGTCTGGCTTACATTAACACTTGTCTTCATATTTCTAGCAATCGCCCAAGCTTCCCCATTAGGTGTTGCTGTAGAGTGAGCAATAATGAATCTTGGTGTAGCCAGTTGTGAGCTACCTTCATTATCTGCTAGGCTGTACTTCTTGTTTATCTTCAACTTTAGCATCTTCTTTCTTGTTAGCATTCATTTTGGCAACTTCTTTTTCAGCAAAGGCTCTAATTACAGCTTCGATTGTGGCATCCACTTTTATACCGTGGCTTACTAAGGCATCTTCAACGCTACTAATAACATTGTCCATTTTTGCTTGTCCGTCTAAATCAGTAGTTTCTGCTTGTCTAACAAACGCTGCTGCTAAGTCTTCTATGAAGAGTAGTGCCTTGTTTTTTGTGGCATGCTTACTTGCATATAAACCAACTAAAATTGCGGATAAAAATAACGCTGCATATACAGCGTCAAAAATTAGTTTTGTCATGTTTAATTAATTCTCCTTTGATCTAATGGGTAGTTTTGAAACTTGCTCGTATAACTTTGTGCCTGAGCCATTACCACCCAAAGTATGATAGGTATTGTAAATCTGGGTCAATCGATTATACTGTTGTTCGGTTTGATAGCCCTGTTTTTCTATCTGGTGAGCTAGTTCGTCCAGTTCTACATGTAAATCTTCCGTTTCTCCTTTTTTGAGCTGTTCGACAGTCCCTTGAATTTCATGGATTGCATCAATAATTTGTGGTAGTTGATCTTCCAACTTTTTGCGCTGTTGGTGATTGGTATAATAGTTTTTTATCAACTGTACAATCCATCCAAAGAATCCCACTGAAGCTAGAAAGTCAAACACATACTCCCAATCTAAGTTAATAAAATGTGTCACTTGCCAATATTATCCCTTTCTGCTTATACCACTGGACTAGCTACATATTCTTTACCAGTGATTGCCTTGTAATCGTCTGCTGTGAGTGCATTATACCCAACGAAATAGGCAACATCTTCCGCAGAATAGCAACCAAAATTGTAATAAAACTCGACCAAATCAAACATCATTTCGTGTGTATCCATTATTGTGCACCTCCATTAGTGTTTGGAATAGTAGTTTCATTATTATTTGGTGTAGTAGGTGTGGTTGTAGTAGGCGAAACTGTAGCAGTTGGTGGTGTTGGTACGGTTGGCTTACCTGCTATTTTAGGGGTTAACATTTGTAATAGTTTTGCCTGATTTTTAGCAAATTTGTTTAAATCATTGGCATTATTACTGTTAGCATTTTTGATTTGGTCAACTATTTGTTTTAAGTCATTAAGTTGTGCCGCTTGGCTTACCTCTGTGTTTTCTACCCATTTCTGCCCTTCCCATACAAAAATAGGTGCCTTGATACTTGGATCTGGCACCACTTCTGTAAATGGGTATTCTACTTTTACCTCTTGCGGTGCAAACCATACTTCAAATGGTCGATCAGCCGTTGACCAATAAACTTGCTTAAACATATTATTGTTATTTTCTGTCATAGTTTGTTCTCCTTAATTATCTAATTTACGGAATTTATCGTTATAGTTTTTTACATTTGGGGATATATCTCTAAAATATATGTGCGTTAACGAATCTGCTCCTACTAGAAATAGAAATTCAAAAAAGTGGTCGATTGAACGGTCGACTGAATTCATGACGCATCTGTCAACTATAAGAGCACCATTACTGGAGATAAGATTGCCGGAAACATCTTTAAAAGCTGAATAGTTTTGCGACGCTTTTAAAATTGAATTGATAAGTATAGTTGTGCCAAGTATTTCTGTTGGGTTGTCAACATCAAAAGTATCCCACGTATATCCTATTCGGTCAGGGTTTGATAACTTTGATACTTTCTTGCTTACTTTACTATTAACACTATTAATTGTGTCATAGGTACCACCTAGGTTCATGTTACCGTTTGAATCTGGTAAGTAACCGTCTATTTTTTTGATTGCGCCACTGAATTTACTATCTGCTTCTGATTTACTATAAACATCACTTGCATTTGCTTTAGTAGATAAATCATCTGAGTTAGCTATCTTTTTAAAAGTAGGGAAAGTTTGATATAAGAGCGAAACTACTCTTGTGTATATTTTTTCATTTATAATCAGATATTGATATAAGTCGTTGGTATTAGAGGTTTCATTATAATTCAATACCATTAGCCAGCCATATTTTGTGCCATTAATTGCGGTGCCATCTATTGAAGCACTAATTGAACACGCGTCAATTCTATAAATACCGGTTTCTGTTATAGCGTCAGGGTTAACAGTTGTACTATAAAAATTTTTTCTTACACCATTTTTGGTTGTGCCATAAAGATTGCCTAAATCTGCTTTACCAGCAAAATTGTCATTAATTTCTTTTCTACTATATGTTTCTACTTTCTTATAAACATCTGAAGCATTAGCTTTTGAATTAAGTATAGGGTCTAATTCATTATTAGTAGCAATTTTATAAAAAGTATTATCACTTACATACGAATCACCAGCAATAGTTTTCTTGTTGAAAAGTCTAATATATACATTATATGTATTGTAAGCATGAGAATATCCTGGAGAATTTTCGTCATAATAGTTATGATAAGCTATTAATATTTGTAAATGACTATCACCATATGTTCGAGTGTAATAATCAATTAGGTAACCCGTTTGATAATTTTTAAAATTATAAATATAAGATAATGCTTTACTTGGTGACAAACTTGCTTTAAGGATACGGCCATCAAAGCAAATAACCGTTTTTTTATTAGTTGTTGTGAGATTTAAAGTATCTACATCTAGGATTCCCCCAGATTCAAACTTATAATAATAATCTGGATCAAATAAATTAGGTAATGTTATCTTTCCTAAGCTATCTGGTAATATTCCATTTACTGAAGATACTTTTTTTGATATATCACTAGTTAGTTTATCAGTAATGGTATTTTGTTTTTTAAATTTATCATCAATTTCATCTTTGTTGTAAATGTCATTGAGATTCGCTTTGCCAGCGATGTCACTTTTAGTCGGATAGTCAACCAGTATTTTGCTTAAATCGTCCCGTGAGACACTCTCAGTATTGTCAGTTTTGATGACTACATTAGCTACCGTGCCAACTGTGATGTAGGTATACATCTTAAACACACCACTATCATCAGTATGATGCATATATATTGGATATTTTAGCGCTCCAAAAGCGTATAAGAACTCTTGGTCTTGGTATTTAGCATAGATACCAATAGTATTTAGCTGGTAATCTTCCGTTATTTTATTCTTCTCGAATTTAATTGGGATTTGTACAATATTGTTTTTAACCGCCACCACATCATGAATATCTGCAATTTGTTTTTTGTTATCTAAATCAAAAATGTTAGCTATATCTGCATCCGTATCATTGATGTGAACATCTATACTAGCGACTGCTTTAGTAAACTCAATTTTATCTTTACCGCCAAGAATAGCAGCCGATACTTGCTGACCTTTTGCCGTAAAGCGAAACTTTATCTCAGTTTCATCTGCCATATATTAACCTCCCATACTTCCATAAACATAATTATCAACAACTGCTCCAATTGAAAACACCACTGGACAGTTTAGGTTGCGTTCTTCGCTAAATTGATTGTCCATCGCACCGCAAACATAGTTACTGCTAATTATCCCACCCGACAAATAGAGATTAGCGTTATATTTTTCATTGAATTCAATCGTATATAGATTGACTTCATCACCAAGAATATCGATTAGCATTTTCGAAAGAATTTCTTCCTTGTTTTTGTTAGTCATATACTTTCTTGGCAAATTATAGATACCTAGTCGCTCTGGTTCGTTGTCGTTTTTATCGCGTCTAGTCTCAACTGTAAATTCGTTTGGATCAGCACCAAGTGCAACTGAAATCAGTTTGATGATTGAATTTTCATCATTACCAAGATGGTGTTTGAGCATCATTAGAGCAATTTCAAACTTTAAAAAGTTTTCATCATTATCAGTCGGTGAAATGCCCCAATCCTTGGCTATCTTGCGTAAATCGTCACCGGTTGCATGTCTAAAGTTCTGCGCATCATAACTAATCATGATGCGATCGATTAACTCAGTCATGATGTCAGCAACACGTTTTAGCCATTTCTGATTATTGCTGTTTTCATCTTGAGCCATAAACGCGGGATACATGTTGCGAATATATTTTTCATATTCATCATGGTCATAGTTGTTATAATCAAACATTTATAGCCACCTCGATATTCGTATCGTCAATCACTGCCAACTCAAACTCATTTATCGGAATATCCTTTAATTCTAATTTATCAGGTTCTAAGCCTAGTTGAACGTCAACTGACTTTAAGCCATCAACTTGCCAGATGTACTCATACAGCTTGCTAAAGAGAACTGTGTCCCCCATTTCTAATAATGAGAAGCAATCTCGAATCTTTTTACGAATGTCATTAGCTCCAGTTTCAGTATTAAAATTAAAGTTAGTACTAATACCAATTTTTACAAATACTGGCTTAGTTGTAGCTCGGTCAAAGTAAACATCACGCGCATCCCCAGAAAGATTTGCTACAACTTCATGTATCTGTCCAACCGTATAAGCGGGAGCTGGGACGATTTCAAATATCCCTTGTGCAATGTCATGGTTAGCCCCGCCTAGTACATAGATATGCGTTGATTTCGGGGGATTACCATACTTATCTGATTGCATGCTTCTATTGGAGATTACCTTAACCTGCCGAACACCTGCCACTTCGTTTTCTAAGTACGACTTAATGCCATCTTCAGAACCGTTTTTAGGGTGAACACGTTCATTGTACAGTCTTGCTTGATAAGCGATGTCTGTCTCTTCATCTGCGCCGCCTTGGGCGCCAATCGGATTAGTCACACTATCAATGCCATCAATCACATCAACTTCTAGGGTAATGGTGTTAGGTAATACATTGTTTTCGGCACCTTCAGTATCACTAACTGCATCAACCATAATAGTGCCGTCTGCCCCTATTTTAGCGTTCTCAGTGGTATAAAAAAGAAGGTTCTCATTTGTTGTAAATTGAGAGCCTTCTGGTATTTCTGTCCCTGCTTCGCCAGCTATTTTGAGCTGAACTGTTGCTGGTGACGAGCTTTTTCGTGGGATGCCATCATCTTGACCAAAGCGGTCAAGGTCTTTCCCACTAGCACTTAGCAAGTGATTAGCCCAATTAGTTGTTTGCAAAAGTTCCATAATATCGTGAACTAGGATAGTTAAAATGCCATTATCCATACCAACAATTGAGTTGTCATTTGTATTAACATTGTCGCCATAGATAGCTTTTGCATTCACATTAAGCCGTTCCCTGATTTCGTCTTCTGTTAATGCTTGCAATTGTCCATTAGTTAATAATGTCACTCTCACACCTCCGTTTCATCATTTGATCCTGTGTCAACTTGAATCGTTTCGCCGTTTGCCATTTTGACTTCCAGCACTACATTTAATTGTCTATTTGTAGTATGAGGATTAATCGAAACGACATTAACATTTTCGAATTCATCAAAATTGGCAGCTAAACAATCTTCAACTTGTTTGACGATATAATCACGACTATCTGCGTTATCAAGGATATCTTGATGAGATAAGCCAAATTTGCGATTCCACTCTAATTCACCCAAATTTGTTGCTAAAGTTATTTTAATAGCTTGGGCTAATTCTTCATCGTCAGTAACCACTTCGTCAACAGCAGCACGGTCGTTATTTTCATCTAACTTAATATCCATTAAAGTTTCCCCAACACAATTCCATCATTGATACTATGCATTCGTTTAGTTGCCAGTTTATATGTCTTTTGTCCACGATAATTTTCTAAATCGCGGTCATGAAAGCCTACTAGCACTTTATCGCCGACTTTAAGCGCTTTTTTAACTGCAAAGCCATCTTTATTAAAGCCAATTAAAGCACTTTGTAAAATGGGGCACTCAATTATTACTGGACGCTTACTATCATCTGACTGTAGTGGTGCTGGCTGAACATCAGCAACTTCGCCATCAAATCGAGTTACGGTGCCAATCATCATACAGTAAATTCGTGACAATAAAAGTTGCGGAAAAAGCTCGTTCATGAACTCAATATCAAGATGACGCTTAGTACTAACTTTTGTCATTTATAAACCTCCACACTTGTAATCATACTTTCCAAGTCATGACTTCCCGACTTGATGCGATATAAGTCATCTATACCGACAGCTTTATCCACTAGTCGAACAACTGAACCAGTCGATATTCTAGGGTCTAGGTACATCTGAAAACTAATGCGGTCATCATCGTCAAAAGAGGGATGCCCCACTAATCCCGTCAACTTGCTAATAGTCAAATTCTCATTATAAGGATTAGGCTTATCCCAGTTGTCAATGTAAAGCTTACCTTTACGAAAATAAATATGCGCTTTACATTGCTTGACTACATCCTTAATCGCCGCTAACGGCTTATTTGATACGGTGTAGCCCTTTTTATAAACATAATCATGGGTAAACTTTACATTGCTAATGGGAATACCTGCCATTTTGCTGATTTTTTTAACGATAGTAGATGCTTTTGTTCCCTTTTTAAAAGACAAATTAATCTTTTTGCGAACAGTTTTTTTAACAATGGTATACTTGCCGTTCGGCTTTTTAACTCGTTTTTTGACAGTTTTAGCACCACTCCAGACAGATATTTTTTTCTTATCCCCATAATCAGTATCATCACTAAACTCAATGTTAAGTGTTTTGGTGGCTCCTTCATCAACTAGTTTATGCACTTTAGTAATTTTACCCTCAGAAACTACCGCAAAAAGGTCATCTGAGCCTGCTTTAACCACTATATGTTCCTTTTCCTTAAACATTTTTTGGTGGTCAGGCGACAGGTTATTAATGGTAATGGTGTTCTTTTCAACATCCCCAGCATCATTAAAGTTAATGGTGCCAGTAATGTTGAAGCCATATCCACGTGGTGACCAGTTATTAAATGACGGTTTATTTGGTAGATTTGGTAAAACAATTTCTATTTTTTTACCATAAAAGGTTTGACCATCTACACCATTCATTAGCTAACACCTTCTTCTAAATCATCAATCGAGATAAAGATTGTTTTATTAAAATTAAGTTCATTAATGGTATCCTCATGCCCAGACTCATCATACGGTACCAACTGCCATGCAGGTAGTCTTGGGTCTTCAATGCCAAACCACAACGGCTGATTCAACACCAACTTGTAATTCAGATAAATTGGTGTACCTTCTTCAGTAAAGAGATCAACCGAATACTCGCGACTAATCGTATTGTAATTAATAGTAAGCGTGTAAGTCTGATCTTCGATATCCATATCAAAACTGTATGGGATGCTATCATTATCGATTTCAAGCACATCACGAATCATATCTTGATCACCTTACCCTTTCTAGTTTTGGCTTTAGGATTCTCAGCATAAAGCTTGCTGACGGGTACACCATACTTCTTGGCCACACGATAAATGTTGTCGCCCACCTTCATGTGATGAATTCGATTGCGCCTTGGGTCACGTTTACTTACTGAACCAGCCTTGGGTGTTTTTTTACCCTTAGACTTTTTCTTACTATAAGTTACTTTGGCAATCTTCCGATAAGAAAAAGTTAAGCTAAGTTTGAGCACATTCTGGTCTTTGTTTTCAGTTGATTTTGAAATTGACTGAATATAAACATGCTTCCAATAACTGGAGCCCCGCAAAGTTAATTCTTTGCCCCACAATTGCCACTTTTGAAACGCATTAAATTGCGCTTCTAGGTCAGCTTGTCTAGCCTCTGGGCTAGAGTTGTCTTGTGCATAAAGATAAGCAGTACATGAGATGGTCTTATCAGTCCTCCTAGAATAGTTGGTTCTTGGGTCAGAATTATCTACTGGCTGGCTAGGAGTTTCAGCAGAGTTGGTTTCAGTTGCATCAAATTCACCGAAAAAGATAGTTTGATCAGAACTTAAATCGGCTAAATATACTGCACTTTTAGGCTGACCCAACACTTTATTTGTTTTTTTAATTTGTGAATTTATACTTTTCAGGCTCTTGCTCATACTGGCATACTTTTTACGCCGTGCAATCAAGTTCTTTTTAGATGTATAACTTTTCTTAACTTTGGCCAGCTTTTTGTTTTGAGCTTTCAGCAACTTACTATACTTGCCATACTTAGCCTTATTTTTCTCTGGCACTACCCTTTTAACATGGGTTTTACCCCCATGCTTATTTCTAACTTCGACTTCCAAGCTCTTCATTGTACGCTTGGTTTTGCTGACCGCTTTAAGCTGCTTAGTATAGGCTTTTTTAGCCTTTTTTTCTTCAGCTACTAGTGTTTTAGCAATCATTAGATAATTACACCTCCATCATCATTAAATCCCATTAATTCTTGCAGTTTTTCAATCAGTGCCACATTAGCTTGATCAACAGCATCTTTAACTTGTGCTTTGGTCTCACTAGCGTTAGTGCCAGTTGCATGAACTGTAATGTTCTGATTAATCGTCACATTGCCAGCCTTTTTAGCGCTGTTATTGATATTTTTAATCGTTTGAGCATGAGGGATAACTGTACCACTAACATCAGGGCGAAAACTTTCGATTCCATCTTCGTTAACACGAACCCTTTCGCCAGCCTTTACGTGTCCGCCGTTTCTAAGTCCTCGCAACGCACCAGCTACTTGTCTTGCCCCATTGACATGCTCAGCATTATAACCGCCACGTTCCCACTTACTGGAGAATTTGTTGGCTAAATCAGCAACTGACCCGTGTCCTTCTAAGACGCTTTTGAAGATTGAGCTATCAGAGCCTTCGCCACTCAAAGCGAATTTAAGTTGAGCGGCTGGATTGGTCCAGCTTTTACCATGACTTTTAGCAAAAGCCCGTAAGTTGGATAATCTTCCCCCAAGCCATTGACCAAGTCCACTAGCACCACCGTCTGAGTTGACTGCTCCTGAGTCTAATCTCGACTCAAAAAACCAGTTACCCAAAATTGCGGCAATACCATTCTTGGTTGCATTATGGTCTAAGCCCATCAATGCCTTGGCTAAAGCTCTTGCACGTTGGCCAATATCACCAGTTAAGTTAACACTACCGCCTAGCGCATCTTCGCTAAGATTACTCTTAATCCAGTTAATAGCTTTAGTGCTCAACTGTGACTTAACTAGTCTAGTTAGTCTTGCTGGAATAGCCGTTTTAGCACTGGCATTGTGCAGTCCCTTAACTCTAAAGTACTCATATCCCATGCTCTTAGGGGTATCAATGGATGTGACACGAGCAGAAGGTGGGGTTTCGTTGAACATTGAGTTATTAGCTTTAGAGTTAATAATCCCTACGTGTCCAGCTGCACCGCCACCATGACCATAGATAACCAAGTCGCCCGGTACTGTCCGACTAAAATCATGACCTAAGCTTTGTACACCGCTAGATTCTTGCATTGCAACGGTAGTTCGACCAATATCGATACCAAAGTGACTTAATGCCGCCGAAACCATTCCTGAACAGTCGTAAGCATCGGGTCCAGTAGCACCCATCACATACTTCTTACCTGAAAAATGCTCTTTAGCATAGTTAAGAAACGCTTCACGGGTACCACCTGCACCGTCATGAATTAGCGAGTTAATGAAGTTGTACATCGCTTGATACCACTTAAAACCAGTTGGTTTAGCAGCATTCTTACCTAAGATTGTGACACCTTGTTGTAATCTTGGTGGTTGTACTTTGACATTATTAGTAAAGTCGCGGTTAAAACCTGCTTGATAGTTTTTAGCATTATTTTCGGCTAATTTTTGCAGTGCTGAATGTGAATTTTTACCCTCAGCATAGAATGGCAAGATACCTTGCTGTTGAGCTTTAAATGTATCTTCGCCATTAAGGACACTGTCGCCCTTGTGCAACAATCTGACCACATTGTTGCCTTGTGGGAATTCATAACTTCCGTTAGCATGCACAATTGTTTCTTGACGTAAGGCACGCGGACTATCGTTTAAAACAGCCAAATGAGGTCGTTCAACAGGCTTGTCAGTACCATTAGCATAGTGAATCATGCTTAAAACATGGTCATTGCCACCAAACTGACCAAGAGCACTGTTGATACCCTTGAATCCTTTGTTTAACTGACCGACAACACCATTTAAAGCATCTTGAGTATAATCTGGCAGACGATTCAAAATATGCTTGAAATCATCTGTAATGTCGTCCCAAGAACTAGACCATTGCTTATTTAACTTGCGGAAAGACTTGTTAGTATCCCTTTCTAGACTGTCGAACTGTAGTTTGTTATTTTTAACTCGTTTATCAGCTAATTTCTTTGAATCGCTAACCAACGAGTTGTTAAACTTGCGGTTTTTAGCAAGTGCATCTTTTTGATACTTATCAGTAGCATTCTTAGCTTTAAAATAATTCGGAGTTATGACGTTAGTCGAAACTAAATCTGCCTTAGCAGTTTTTATTGGCTTTGTGCCATTAGCAAAGTGAACTGGTTGACCAGCTAGTTTAGCCATATCACTTGCTTTAATCACGTCTTGCCAAGGCATTAGCCAGCGCTTAGCATTGCGACCTTTAACAACTTCAACAGTACCATTTGGATTTAATATCCCTTCACGGTTACCAGTTGCTGGTGAGTCGTTACCGTCATTGAGTATGGCTGGTGTGACGTACTGTTTGCGCCAGTCTGTTCCTCCAGCAAAGTGAAAACTACCAACATGGAATTTGTCCAGTTTATTAGAATCACTAACCAACGAATTGTTGAACTTGCGGTTTTTAGCAAGTGCATCTTTTTGGTACTTGTCAGTAGCGCTCTTGGCTTTAGCGTAGTTTGGAGTAGCAACTGTACCTGCAGTAATAGCTTTCGGGGAGCCTTTACCATTGGCATAGCCTGGCAAGGTCATCCCTTTGCCTAAACCACCATTAAGAATTTTAGCGCTTGGACCAGCTGGTAAAATATTTTCTCCAGCTTGAATTTTAACGATTTCTGGGCCATTGGCACCAAGCAAACGTGCATAATTGCCATTGACGTGATAGCCAATTTCAGTACCAGCTTCACCAACTAAGGCATAGTGACTAGCACCACCTCGACTGCCCAGAGCATGTGAACCAACTTTCTTACCACTAAATATTTTTCTAATATTCGAATGACCATCTGTTAAATCAATCGAATGGCCAAAATTACTGAGATTGGATTTAATATTATCAAACCAAGATACAAGCCCGTTCCATTTATCTTTAAACCATTTAATCACATCAGTAACACTCGACTTAAGCCCGTTCCACATACTATGCGCGGACCAGCCTAGATTCTCTAAGCTCCAGAAATTCTTTGGCGGTTTATTGGCATTCCAACCAGTTTGGACAGATTTAGCAGCACGTGCTGAAGCATCACTAATAATTGCAGACCAACCGCCGTGCTTGGTTGACCAACCTAAATATTGCAATGAGAATATATTTTTAGGCGGCTTTTTAGCATCCCAGCCTTTCTTAAACGAACCCATTGCTGACTTGGCACCAGCACTGACTTTCTTGACCGTATCGTGTGTAGACCAGCCCAAGTTCTCAATACTCCAAAAATTCTTGGGTGGCTTTTTGGACTGCCAACCGCTCTTAAAACTGTGAACAGCTTGACCGCCCCAACCGCCAACAACTTTGCCAATTTGTGAGCCCATCGCTGCGCCCAGCGGTCCACCAAAGTAAAGTCCGATACCGCCACCAATGCCTGAGCCAATTCCAGCCCCAATGTCTTGATAGCGTTCTTTAGAACCAGCTTTTGCCTTAATTCCTTTATAAATGCTTAATCCAGCATCTGCAGCAACTCCTACTGCCGCTGCGCCAGTTGCTAGTTTGCCTGCGGTAGATAAGCCACCAAAACCTTCTTTAGTTGAATGAACTGATTGAAGTATTCCGCCCAGTTTACCTTTTCCGATATTTTTACTAAATAGGCCTTTAAATGAATTTTTAAAACTAAGATTTTCTTTACTACCAATTATTGCAGAACCTAAGCTCGCCTTAGCTCTTGAAATTATATCTTCCTTTTTGATAATCTTTCCGGCTTCATCTTTAGTTTCTGAGCCAAATAGCCAACCATAAGCACTAGGAATAGCACCTTTATTCTTAATAACATTTCCAGCTTCATCTTTAGTTTTAGACCCAAATAGCCAACCATAAGCACTAGGAATAGCACCTTTATTCTTAATAACATTTCCAGCTTCATCTTTAGTTTTAGACCCAAATAGCCAACCATAAGCACTAGGAATAGCACCTTTATTCTTAATAACATTTCCAGCTTCATCTTTAGTTTTAGACCCAAATAGCCAACCATAAGCACTAGGAATAGCACCTTTATTCTTAATAACATTTCCAGCTTCATCTTTAGTTTTAGACCCAAATAGCCAACCATAAGCACTAGGAATAGCACCTTTATTCTTAATAACATTTCCAGCTTCATCTTTAGTTTTAGACCCAAATAACCAACCATAAGCACTAGGAATAGCACCTTTATCAAAGCTAAATTTTTTGGCTTTTTTATCCCATTTAAAAGAACCGATTAAAGACGAGCTTGCTTTTCTAAAAGGCGAAGTAATTTTGTCAGCAGCCTTTACTGTAGATATCCCCACGATTAACTTAGCAAGCCATTCTATTACTGTTTTGTTCTTGGCCACACTGTCCATGAACTCAGCAAATGAATGGAATGCATTACCACTTTTATCTGAGTTTTTGCTAATTAGTCCAAAAGTTTGACCGATATCAATAAAAACAGTTGAGAAGTCTTTCCAGATATCTTTACCTAAGATACTGCCAATATCTAAAACATCTTTTACAGCTTTTGAGATGTCAGATTTATGCTTATCAAGCGTGATAACAATATCACTTATACCATTACCAATTGTTTTGGCACCATTCTTCAACTCTTTTGAAAGCATAATGTCTTTCAGTGCCTGCAAACCAGATGACTTAGCACTAAACAGGGGCTTGGTCATAGTGCCTTCAAGTTCTTCCCAACGCTTCTTCATTTGGCCTATGGCTCCGCCTTGAGTATTGCCATAGGCTTCAAAAGCTTTGTCAGAATACTTGCTAGCGCTAGCCATCCAAGTTTGAAACTGTTTCTGAGTGACATCACCAGTCTTAAGCAAATTCTTCAAACTATTTTCACTCATGCCAGCACCTTTAGCTAAGGCGGCATAAAACGTTGGAGCTGATTTAGCAACTCTATTTAATGCAGAATAAGAAACTTTACCATTTGCTCCAACTCTCATTAGACCACTTGCTAGATTTTCTATTGTCTGACCGTCTAGCTTAGAACTATCGCCAATGCCGGCAATTGTCTTAGTGATATCCATTGCACCTTTATTACCAATGGTTGACCAGTTAAGCATTTTAGCTTGAACATTAGCTACCTGATCATCATTCATATTGGTATTGTATTTAAGTACATCAAGCTGTTTGTCTAATTGCTTAACAAACTTATCAGAAAAGCCCATGTTCTTAAATCGGGCATCAATTTTACCTAATAAGCCGTTATATGCCATACCTTCGGTATAGATATTCTTGAATTGTGAACTAAGATTGTCCCATACATTAGTAACAGCATTACCAATTATAGAGCTAGAAAAAGCATCCCTTAATGTATGGCTTGCTTTTTCAATTTTTTCAGTATCAGTGTTTTTAACGGACTTATTAAAATCATCAGCTTTATTTTTGCTTTTTTCAAGTTCTTTAGTAAAGGCATCTACTTTATCTTTACCTTGTTGCATCTCTTTGACAAAGTTGTCAATTTTAGTGTTACTTTCTTGCAAAGCTTTATCTAAAGCAACGGTTTTATTAGTAGTTGTTTCTATCGCCTTACTAAAGTTAAGTGCTTTGGTTGTATCGCTTTGTAAAGTGCTAGTTTGACGAGTCAAATTTGGCATGCTGATTTTTGAAAAAACACTATTGATTGACTGTGCTTTTTTACGCAATTTATCCATGTCATCAAGCAGTTTTTTTAGCTTATAGTCTTGGATATCAAAGCCAATGCCAACGTCCATTTGTGCAACACGGTCGCTCATTATTTACCTCCTTTCTCTTAAAATAAAAAAGCCAATCATCACGATTGACTATCATCTCCTCCAAAAATAGCTAAGCCGATACTATTGGCTATTAAATTGGCCCTCATTTTAAAAACTTTGTATGCGGTTCTTGTAAGAACTGCACGTACATCAATTGACATATCTTCAACTTCAGCAATTGATTTTGCTAACCCAGCATTGATAATTAAAGCATCATTGACATATCTTTTAGCAAGTTCATCAATTTTAGTATTGTCAGCTACCCATTCACCATTATTATTGGGAAAAAATAGCTCTGTTTGATTAGCTGCGGAGAAAAAATCTCTGCAATTCTAGTGCAATGTCTAAAAAACCGTTAACATGTAATGCTTTGGATATTGCATTAGCAATGTCATTAGCAACTTCATTGATATGTTTAGCATCATCTAAGTCCTCTAATGATAGTGTCTTACCACTAGTTGACTTGATTGCATCTAGTTCAGTGGCAAAGTCAAAGAATTGCTCTAGTTCGTTGGACTCATTAGCACCACGGGCACTACGGATTAAATTAAGCATATCCCTAACATTAGTAAAGTGGAATAAAAACTTATGCTTTTTGCCATCATAGTCTTCGTATTCTAATTCTTGCTCAACCAAGCTAGTCTTTTCAATATCTTCGTTAACGGTCTTAAAGCTCAAGTGTGGGAATACTAGTGCTTTATCAAGCAAGCCCTCAATTAAGTCACCGTACTGGACCATATTATCTCCAGCATTCATGAAGTGCTGCAATCTCACACGGTCACGGCCGCCAAGCCGGCGCATAGTAATAGTCAGCTTATGCTCTTTATCATGCTCATCAGTGTATTTCACTTCTTTTTTGATTTGGCCTTTGGCAGTATCTTCAATTTCTTTAATAATATCTTTTTTAGACATACTCAATTCCCCTTATCTTACTTTACCGCGTCTTCATCCATACCATTTTCTAGCTGGAACACATCAACCACCCATGTTCTTGCTGTAATTGAATTTGACATATGTCCATCTGGGATTTTTTGAATAAGACAACCATTAAAGTTGGCGGTTTCGCCCCAGTTGTCATTGACCATCCTCATATTAAAGGCACTTGTACCCGAGCCACCTTCATAATTTCCTTGTAATTTGTAAAGTTGAAAAAGGACTTTGTTAGCAAAACCTCCTTCACTGGCATTAATAGTTAAAGTACCAGTTTTAGAGTGGTTGACTACACCAATGGGACTGCCGTTATAGTCACTACTGATTGTGGTGTCATTTTCTGTTTTCGTCCATGAGAAAGCCTCTCCGTTTTGGAAGTCGGTCAACTCGACTGTCTTAATACCTCCTTCCAAAGGAATGTCAGCGTATAGATGAGTAAATCGCGTATCTTTCAATGAAAATTGCTTACCATTTGGTAACGTAACAGTGTTTGAAGCCATTTATATATCCTCCTTATTTAGTAATCTCAAGTGTCATGTTAACTTTTTCAATTGCAGTAGCCAGTGTGCAAGTAACTTTTGTGCCACGATAAATTCTATTTTTGTAATCGCTAGGAGCTACATTCTCACGGCTGGTAGTAATCACTGAGTATACTGGTTTACCGTTATCACGAACTAATAATCCTTTGGCACCGATTTCAGTCATGACGCTTTCTAACTGCGCTTTTAGCAAGGCAATACCATCATTGTCATATGGTAAATAGTCAGTACTGGTCAAAAATCTTTGCATTTTAACTTGGATGGCATTTGTGATGTACTGGGTACCAAAGGTATGGTCAATATATGTGCCATCAACAGCTTTTGAATTTGATACCACAATATCGCCAGCCTTATTAGTCATGGTTAGACCGTTGTATGCCATAATTTGTGCATATTCAGCCTCTGTCCACTCGTTAGAATCGATACCAGTTAAATCATGGATTCTCATCCAATCTAATGGAATGTGGCTAATAGCATATGCTACTGACTCCACTTCTGGAAATTGGCCCGCATTGTTGTTGGCAAAAATAATGGTGTTACCTAATCTATTTTTAGAAACAGAAGCCACTTTTTCAGCTACAGCGTCATAAATTTTCTTTAAATCAGCAACATTGTCAACTGCGGAAACTAAAATAGTCTGTTGATTGTCATATAAATAATTTGATACAGCAATAACAGACTGAATATATTTGTCTTTTACTTCTTTGGCTTTGGCTACATCCGTTTTGTCGTAATCTGGCATTGCCATTAATACATATTTGGCACCGCAATACAGATTTGGAATCAAACCAGCCACATAGCCATCAACATCAACCGTTGTTGTTTCCAAATTATTCGTTACTTTTGCACCGTCATTAGTAGCTTGAGCATTAACATCGGTTGGTTTGGCTGGTTTATTAGTTGCTTGTAAAACTTGGACAGTAGTGTTGCTTACTTTAACAATATCTAATCGTCCATTTTCAGCTTCAGCAAAGTAAGCCTCAGCCTTTTTATAAACGTCTGAATCAGTGTCAAAATCGGTTGCCACGTCTTCAGCATCATAATACGGCACTAGCTTATTATCGGCATTTTCTGGTTTAACAGGTGCTAATAATAAAGTATCAATAGTTGGATTCATTGGTGCATTTTTAATAATCACGCCAATGCTGATATCCGAATTTCGTTTGGTCAAAATTTGACTCATATTATCTTCTCCTTAATTTAAAAAATGTTATTTTTTGTTTCTAGAACGCCGTTTAAATCGACATCTTTAATTTCTTTGTCACCTTGCGAGCGGTCAATCCAGTCATCAACAACTTGCAATTGCACATCAACACCACTGACACATTCAAATCTTGTAGCGAATTTCTCATCCATATTTGGCAAATCATCGGCACTGATAACCATCAAGCCATGCTGTCTTAATCGTGAATGCAAATCTAACGAACATAGTACCTTTCTGACAGTATTAGCCATATCGATTGCATCCATGTCATTGTCAGCGTGTGACTTAATCTGAATTTTCATGGTGTACATTTCATTGTTGGCACCGTTGTAGACTTGAGGATTATACCAATCGTAAATAAAGTAAGTGTAGAAAGGCAGCTCCGGACGCTCTGTGACTTCCATTTCAGGGATGAAAGGATGATCAAGCAAGGGCAGCTGCTCTTTTTGTGCCTTAATACCAGTCAGCAGGTCGCTGATTATCTGCCGAGTTTGCATTGCTCTCCTCCTTATCTTTGGTTAATTGGTAATAAATAAGCTTTGCATTCGTGTTTTCTGTGATACTAGTTACCTTATACTCAACACCACTTAAAACGTCTAGAACAGCCGTATTTTTACGATAACCTGCTGTTCTGCTTACCCATATTGCCTGATAAATTGGTACATCCCCACCACCGCCATTTTGAAAGGTGATAGCTGGGTGGGTAGTTACGATTAATGGCTCATTAACTTCGATTGTTCCCTTTTCAGTAGTTATCTTTAGCGGTCTTTGCAACCTTTTAAACATAAAATTAAAGGAATTGAAGTTAACAAAGCTACCCAATGTTTACTTTAGCTCCATCGCTAGTCGCCTCAACATTTACTTGTCTGGGCGCATCTGGATTTGTAGCAGGTACAGCGAAGGCTGGTACTGGTACTTTGTCAGACACCAAGTTGCTATTAGTATCTTTAATCGCTACCAGATAGTCACCAGCTTGCACCTGCGTTCCAGCTGCTAACCCAGTGATATCTACTTCTGTGTCTGTTGTCCCCGTAAATAAAATTTTGTCTAGATTGTCTTTCCCATAAATAACTGAAATTAAACTCATCTTTATTATCCTTTCACTATGTCATATGTGATACTGTCATGTAATTTCCCAGTATCAATTAGTGGATTATTGAAACCTTTATTAGCTACCGTTAGTGGTGCGTTTGGCGGCGTCTTCCACTTCTCAATCGTCTTTTTAAAATCATTAGCTATGCGATTACCAAGCTTTTCATAAACATCCTCAGCAGTACCTTGACCACGTAAAATATTCGCGACCAATTCCCCAGCATATTGCAACCAAAAATGTTCTTTGTGATCAATCGTCCATCTGAACGCCGCACGAGGCGGGATTGTTACTGACTTAAGCTTAACGATGCCACCATGACCATTGGGAACAGAGAGATAATCGCCGTTTTTAGGGTAAATTGTCATCCCATATTCGTTTACTCTAGCTATCATCTGCAAAAAACCATCATCAGTTGGAACACCAACGATCAGCTGATACCTTTTTAATTTTTCATACTCTTCTAGTGCTTGAGGTATGTTGTTAAATTGACTAGTTGTCACTCCACACCGCCCCCTTCTGCATATCGGCTAAGTATGGCTTAGTCAAGTTAATATACAGCTGCCAAAATGGATTATTAGCCAGCGTTGGAGCAAACATAGTCTGCTGAGCGCCTAAAATAGCAGCACTTGCCACATTACCATTACTGCCAGTAGCAATTGCATACACAATCGTACAAGCTAGATATGTAATAGCTAATGACCATGAACTTTTCGGTAATATATCTAAGCGTGCAGCAGCTGTTGCATCGTCAATCGCACTGTTGAGCAAATCATCTGACAATTCAATCGTCAAATTAGCAGTTCTCTGCTTAACTTTAGTTAGAATCGCTTTTTTCTGCTCATCATTCATGATTATTTACCGCTGTTTGGCTTATCTGGTGTACTTGGTTTATCTGGTGTTGATTTGCCTGAATCAGCTGGTTGAGCGACTTTAACACCAAAATCAGCTGGAATCTTACAACCATAGGCAACTACGTTAATCTTACGCATATCGTTTGCTGGCTTATAGATTGGCTTGGTACCGGACAATAAGTCAGCTCTAAATGTGGTTGGGCTCGTGACTGTCTCATCAACAGTAGTACCCAAAACTTGCATGGTAGTAACACGCTTGTTAATGATTGAAGTAGTCCCGCCATTCTTAAATTCATCACGTACAACCTTGACACCATCATTTGGTACTTGGGATGCATATGATACTGAACCTTTACCAAACATATAAATCACAGTAGTGCCATCTGCATTTAATGGAATACGGTCATCAGTAACCACTTGTAAACCGTTATATGTGAGAATTCTCTGACCTGTACTTTGCTCCTTAGTTGGAATCATGTCCTTACTACGCCAGAAGTATGATACTGCTGAGTTAACAGCCACAGTCGTGATACTATCGTCAACATCCCCAATGCGAGATAATGCTTGTAAGAAGCGATTAACATCAAATTCTTTTTCGTTACCCAAATCAACTGACTTAGCTGCAGCAATATCAGAATTTAAGAACATCACTTTGAGGATGTTAATGAGGCGTTGATTATCAAGCCGCAACCACCAGTCAGAAAATCTGTCTTGAATTTGGCCAGTGACATTGGCACCAGAAATTAATTGACCGAAGTCAGTTGCTCCGTATGCCTTAGTTTCATACAGCTTAATGGCTTCGCATATGCCACTGGTGAGGGATGTGGTCTTGATGTCCGTTTCATCATTCCATTCATCAGCATCCCCAGTTAAATCATTCAGGTATGGTAGCTCTACTCGTCTACCCGCTTGCAATAGCCGTGGGCCTAAGACTGAATCATTAGTCATAATGCCTGAACTAATAAATTTATTAGTCTCACTAGAACGCTCATATAAGTAGTCGTTCCAAACTTCGGGCTCTTGTAAAGCACTTAACTTAGTTAAATCCATTTATCTATCTTGCTCCTTTTTTTAGTTCTTCATATTTTGCTGGATTAGTGCGATGTAGCTCCAGTCTTTCTTCAAAAGTCATATCTTTAAAGCTCTTTTGAGCTGAATTGTGACTTAGCTTATCAACTCTGGCTGGTGGGTCTTGCTTTCCTTTGGCATAACCGTTCACCTTACTCTTAACATCAGCAGTAACCGAGCTGATATAAGCTGCTACCTTAGCCTTAGTTTCTTCATCATTCTGGCCAACCAAGTATTTAGCAAAGTCGGTCGAGAGATTATTCTCAGATAAAATTGAAATAGCTAAGTTACGTTGCTCTGTCGCACTAATTTTGGCTTCACGTTTGGCTAAATCTGCTTCATGCTCTTCGGCTCGCTTGTCTGCTAATTGTTGTGCAGTCATATTTTGCTCTTCTTGTTGTTTAGCAAGTTCTGCCTTAATCAACTTCGGCATTTCTTTTTCTTTGAATTCATCAACCGCATTTTTGGCAGCTTGTGAGCCATTCTTTTTCAAATCATCTAACGTATAAGTCTTTTCTTTTGATTGTTTTTGTTCTGTATTATTAACACTCTCCTTTGCATTTTCTGTTTTAGTTTCTACATTTTCATTTTGTGTTGCATTTTCTGCATCCATAACATATTTCCTTTCTGTTTTACGTCCAGTAGACGAATTAGCTTTTTACGTTTAACTATAAAATCGACTGATTCTTTCTTTAACGTCTAAAAATCAAAAAGACATTGCTACATCCCCATCATAAGGAATTAAGCTACATCTACAGTTGGGATGAATTGGTATATCTGGCACATTATCAAGATTAAAAGGGCCTTGTTCACGTATTTCATCGCACTTTGGGCAAACATCTGGTTCAACAACCATTTCTACCATTGCAACATGTTGCACCTTAAACGCTGACATCATAATCTCGTGAGTAGCACGAGCTGTTTCTGTTCGAAGTAATCTGATTGTGCTTGAAGTCATCGCTTTAACAGCTTGAACAGATTGACTACGAGCATTGGAATAATCAAACATTTTCGTAACATCACGATGTGTCAACGTGCTAGATAAATGTTTATTAATCGCTGATTGAACTTGAGCTACCATTGCATCGTTTTTAAGCCACAAGTCACTGGACCATTTTTTATAATTTTCAGCAATAGATTTATTAGCTTGTTTATCTCGCTTTTTGGTTACTTTATAAGCTTTTTTAATGTCCCCAACATCAAGGTCAATACGGTTACTAACTCTGGTTTCCTGTTTTTGCGTGGAAGCTAAAAAAGTAACCCCAATGATTGCTGATATTAGATAATTTCGATTAATCCCTGCTGTTTGTGAGTAATAGCGATAGCGTGCCCGAGCATCTGGTGACAATTCCGACATTGTGACTTGGTCAACTGCTTGCTTCCACTGCTGTAAATCCCAATTGTTTATCTTCTGAGTCACTTGTGTTGGATCTAAACCATTCTTGTTACCGTACTCAGCAATAAAAGCATTGAGATGATTAGCAATAAAGAGTAATGCTTGCCGATAGTCATATTCGGTGCCGCTATTGTCCTGCTTGTCTCGATTCAGTAGTTCTCTTATCCGTGCTTTCGCTTGTGCTGTACTTACCTGCATTACTTAACTCCTCGTCTGTCATCCCTGCTTTAGAGACAGCATATGCTTGTTGCTGCATCTTTTCGGATTCCTCACTTACTCGCTCTGATTCAATCTCTGAATCCACACCAGTAATGCTTGCGATATTGTCCTGAATGGTTTCATCACTGACCACGCCAGTTTGCTTAAGTTTGACCATTTCATCGATGATTTTGGCATCATTCTTCGGCAGGTTATTGGTAAAGCTGATATGGAACCGAGAAACCAAATCTGGATTCTCTACTTTAGCTGTAAGTGACCAATAGTTACCCAGCAAGGTTAGTCTGCGTTTAATTCCTTTGGTATAGAGTGCCTTTTGCATGGCTATTTCTTGGTCAGTACCCCACAGTTTATAAGACAAAGCCTCGCCTGATGTATTGCCTGAAAATGCTTCATCAGTCATATCTGGCGTGTTTGTGTCTTTGTGAATATCATGCTCTAATCGCTTCATGTACGTGAGCCAGCCGTCAGCATTCAATTCCTTGGTCAGATATTTTGCATCGGAAGGAATAACTGTTGTCGAGCCTGTTTCTTCGTTTTCTCTGATTGCTGGCTTTAAATAAATTATGCGATCATTAGGGTCAACATCTTTGTATTTGACACGTGGTTGACCACTATCGTCATACATTTGTTCGCCATTTTCATCCAGCACTGGAACTGATACCTTTGTCTTGATATCTCCAGTAATCAATAGATTGGCATTGCTAAAGTTTTCTTGACTGTTAGCCATCTCAGACATGCTTTTATCGTATGCATCAATGGCATCTAGCTTTGATTCCCATGCACCTACTCGGTCTCTATTCAGTCTGAACTCTGTAATTGGCACCTGCCTAAAATTATGAGTGTCGAAGTCACCCATATACTCTAAATGGGATGCCAAGTCATTGTCTGCCTTAAAATGGAATATCTCCATATCTGTGTAGACATCAACATAGTATTTTTTTGTGTTGTTGTAAGACACGAAGTTAAAGTTGACAGCAAAGAGTGAATGCTGATTAATCGTTGTGTCGTATACAACAAAAGTATTGGCTGGGTCTAGTACCGCAAAAGCTGGATCTGTTGTGTTCTCATGTATGTACATCAACTCATAGGCTCGGCCAGTGTTCATGAGATTAATAGCCATGTCTTTTTCATGCGAGCTCTCATCGTTAGCTTCATTAAATTGGTCAACTAAGTTCTGGATATTCTCTTGCTCCGATTCATCAACATCTGAATCGCTAAATTGAAAGTCCAACGGGTTACCGAACTGGTAGCCTACTCTCAGACTGGTAATGTACTTAGCAAAGCCACTCGCTACACGGTTATCGGCTGTCTTTCTCGTCTTATTGCTATTCCAGTAGTGAATGTCATTATCCCCGTTGTAATAGCGTTGAAGAGTAATTATTCGTGGCACTTGATTTGTGTAAAAGTCACGAACATAGTTCTGAACTAGTTCAGTTAGCTTATTTAAATCAAACAAAGCTGCTTGCCACTCATCTGCTGGCATCCTATATATCTGGTTACTGTCAAAGCCAAAGTGTGGTCTTTCACCGTTTAATAGATATCTTGTGTTATATCCAGGATAAGGACTTGGCAAACTACTGGTATGCGCATCCCTGTCATTTGTTGCTGCCATTCATTTACACCCCCATATTATTCAAAAATTCAACTTGGTCTGTTATTGAACTGTTTGCTACTCGCTTAGGCATGATATACCGCTCAAAGGCATATCTGAGTGCATCCATAGCGTGGTTATTAGCATCAACTGGTTTGTTTAGCCAATTACCCTCTTTATCACGCGCATATGAATACGAATTGAATTCAGCAATTGTGTTTTTGCAGTTTGGCTTAACGTGTATCTTGTAGTCCTGTAAAAAAGTGATTCCCATCATGATTGATTCCTTGCCTTTCACGCACCGTTCAATCTTTCTAATTCCTTTGGCTCTTAGCCACTGAATTAGTCTACCCTCTGCACTATCAGCAATAATTTTCGTATTCTGGAAGTGATGCTCACGTAGCCACCTAAGCAGCTGCTCGTTGGTCATCCCATACTCATACATCTCATCATAGATATAGATATTCTTGCCTGCTGTATCAATTACTGCATTGACTAGTGCTGTCGGATCATTCGTTAGGCCAAAGTCCATGCCGTGTGCAACATTATGGTATTTCCGTTGCATTTCACTAACATCAAAATCTTCAACCAACACATTGTTGTAAACTAGTCCTTCAGCAATGCCCCAATCGCCCTCACAAACGATTTTTGCACGTCTAGGGTTAGTTCTGTATAAATCCTCATATCGCGAGCGGTCTTGGTCATCTAGCCATTCATTGCATCGATATGTGGTAGTCTGTGCAAACAAATCTCTCACGCGCGTTTTTCTGTCAAAAAACATTGATTTGAGCCAGTGATTCTCCGACCACGGGTTAAAAGTAACTGTTATTTGCTTAAAAAAATTAGCGCTGTCATTGGAGCCTCTTATACTTTCGACCACTGTTTCAAACTTCTCACGCGTCTCAACCTCATAAGCCTCTTCCAGCCAAAGCCACGACAAAACGCCAACAGGAACAGCTATAGATGTAATCTTCAAAGGGTCATCTAGTCCTCTGAAGAGTATCTTTTGTCCGGTTGGCTTATACGTGATTTCTGGCATTGACATATTAACTGTGAATAGTTCATTGGCGTGCAACTTGTTGATTGCCCAGCAAATATCAGTGTATGTTGACTGCCTGTTTGTGTTCGAATAACGCCTTATCACAAGGATATTTGCCCACGAATACTGCATTAACCGACTTACTAAGTTAAGAGCAGTAGTCTTTGATTTCTTGCTACCACGTCCGCCCTTGACCACACGATAGAAGTGCTTGTCATTCCAAAATTGCGAGTAGCCTTTGCCGATAATTTCGCTAATCGTTGGTGTCGACATCTTCATCGTCATCTCGATTCATATCAGTGATAATGATTGGGCGAGTCTTAATGGTGTCTTGTAACTTGGTCTGACTCTTATTACGCTCAATCTCACTCTTAAGCTTTTCAGCAAGCAGTTTCTCATCTGCCGGCGAGCCTTTGCGGTCGTAGTAGATATCTGGTAGCAAGTTCTTTGCCATGAAGATTAAGACAGTCGTGTCTGGCTCAACTATGTACTTTCTCTTTTTTGTATGTGTCTTGCGATTACCCTCTGCATCTTCCCACTCCTCAACGATTACTTCAGTCCGTTCTTGTGGCACCAGCTTTGACCGCAATGTTGCTTCAACTGTATCTTTGGCTCGCTCGCGTCCTTTTTTTATAGCCTCCGAGAACTCCGAGTGTTTGCTGATATAGTCATAGAAAGTTGACTCACTAATCGGTAGCATATGGTTTTTTTGGTTGCAGATATCCTTAATCTGTTCGCCGTCCGCTATCCAATTTGTCAACTGACCAAGCATCTTCTTAACTGTTGGCCACTTTGATTTGCTCAAGCATTATCACCTTCTTTCTTGGCACTAAAAAAGAGCACCACTAGGATGCTCAATGTATACGGCTTTATCCATTATTTTACTTTCCCTTTGCAAAACAAAAACCTCACTGTAAATTAGTGAGGTTCTGTTAGTTTGGAACCCTAATGTTTTCTGAACTTGATCTCTAAGTGTATAGTCAGGAGTCGAACCTGACTATACATACTACCGAAGCCCGCTCGCCAGTGTTAACTCTCAAAACACTTTATGGGTCATCGCAGGCTATTGCGGTGTCGAGAATCGAACTCGGCTACAACCATTACCGCAACTCTTTGCTTTGTCTTTGTATTTAAGGAGGTTAGAAATGAATAAAATCTAGCTAGTTTAACGTCGTTTTGGACGGTCTTAATAGCTATTAGGAATTACCCTAATTTTTTGACAATACCATAATACAATAGATTATGACCGCTTGG